AGCCAACACAAGGAGTGCAGCTATGCAAACTTTCCTGAAGATCGACATGGATGACGATATTGAAAGCACAAGCGAGGAAGTCGATGCGCTCCTAGACTACATGGATGAGCGTGTAGAGCTTGGATCGCAGCCTGAAGAGATCATGGCTGCAATCGTTGTTGTACTGGCGCTTATCTCAGGTGAGACAGGTGCAGAGATACTGCACTAGCTTAACCAACGGTAAATGTCCTTGGTTTTCTTCATGCGATCATCAAGCCCATGATAGCCACCATTGACGCGCCTTGTGATTTGCTTGATTACATCATCGTTGACACCCTGATCTGCCAGTTTGAACAGCCCGTTTTTCTCAAAGAAGAATATTGCGCTGTCCATAGCTAGTTCATCTGCAATCGGTGAAGGATCATCAACTAAGCCATCGCGGCCTATATGCTCTGCAAACTCGCGTGTGTTGTCTTTGCCTGTAAGCTGAATGAAGCCTTTGCCTGCATACTTCCAGCCATCCCCAGAGCTTTCTGGGCCATTCCCCATGCGCCCTGAGTAGACTTTGTTTGCTAGTTTCTCTGGGTTCATTGCGTATGGCGCAGCATCAGCCTCTGAGGCAAACCGTGAGGGCCACACGCGGCACATGGTTTTCGCGCGGTAATTCAGGTTTTCTTCAGACACCAGAAAGTTCATGCTTTCATGCGCAGCTTGACCTAGTAGGTGTGCGCCGCGTACTGCATTCAGTTTGTAATAGTTTGCAATAGCGCAGGCTGTGTTTGGCCCAAACGCGCCATCAGGAGTTACGCCGCATTTCTTTTGCAGCATCTTTAATGCATCGCCTTTAGCCATTATTTTTTACCCCCAAAGAATTTAGTCGCTGATCGTACACCAAACGAGGCAGCTACAATCACGCCCAACGTGTATTGATACCATTCGGGCATGCTTTCTAGCGCGGCAAAGCCATCTGCAACTGTCTTGCGACCCCATTCGCCCGTAAAGCATAGGACCAATGGTACGCTAAATAGTATCGTTAGCCACTCGTCTTTCCATGACGATTGGCTTCCCTGCGCCATAATCTTTTCCCACTCAGCCTCAGACGTAGCTGCGGATTTCATAATAGTAGCCTTGGCCTCTGCCTCTACTAGCTTTAGATTAGCTGCTGCGCTTGCTGCATCTGCTTTGCCCTTGAGCCAGCCGCCAGCAAGCTCTGTGAGCGGTCCTATGAGAGCCTGTATCATTTTGCGGCCTCCTTATTCATCCAGATACCAAAGCAGCCTGTGAGAGCGCCCATACAGACGCTAACAAGCCCTGCTTGTCCATTCGTAGGGTCAGGCAAGGACATGTACCAGTGGACGCTTTGGTAGGTTAAGATTGTCACGACCAACATCATCAGCCGTGGAAAGATTTTGTAGTCATCAATTACTGTTGCTGGCATATTTGTCTGCAATCCTCTTGTTGCTGGTGATTATGACGACCTTTCCATTTCTGTCATACACCACGTACTTATTTACCACTTCCCCATGTATACACCTAAATAGTAAATTGCCAAAATAACGCCAGAAGCGCCAAAGATTACACCTAGCGCAATCTGAATTTGCTCAAGCTGTTCTTCTTTGCGCTTTTCTGCTTCCTTGCGTGCAGCTTGGCGTTGCTTACGCGCCTCATTCTGCCAAGCGATCCAACGATCCCAAGTGCCTGCAGGAGCGTACAGCCTGCAGTAGCTTTCTAGCTCAGCGCGCTTTTGTTTAATGTTTTCAAGGGCTTGGAACTCTTCCCAATCACCTTCATCACCGCCAGTGATTGCTGTGAGTGGGCTGTTTTTCTTCTTATTTACAGCCTCTTTTATATTTTCTTCTGCGGCAAGAAATTTACCAATAGAACTGATAACGCCTGCAGTTTCCTTGCCATTCCCAAGAGCAGTTTTGATAACCGAATAAGCGGCATTCGCAGCCGCAATGCTCTCAAGTATAGCCATGTCATTTTCTCAATGCTTGCTCTATGTTGTCTAGCTTTGTAAAGATTGCACCTATTGTAGTTTTCATCTCTTTCATTTCACGATCATGTGAGTTTTTTGTGGCTTCGTGCTGAGCTTTGAGAACGGCTATGTCAGTATGGTGCTGGGCTTGGCGGTTGAACATGTAAATAACAACGCCAGCAATCGGTAAAACGATCCACTGCATCACAGCATTAATCATCTCAAAGTTCACTTCCATCTTACCACTTACCTTCCCACACACGCAGGCCAGAAAATTCGTTACTCATTAACTTCCTTTTTAGCACATCTTTTACTGCTTGTGTATCTGTCCATGCTACTCCAGCCTCTTTTAGCCAGTTATTTAGCATAGCCATGTCCACGTTGCCGACATGCTTGTAGTCTGATGCGAATGCATTAGGGGATAGCTCACGAGCCTGCTGCGCGTCTTTTAGCGCTACAGATGCGTCATGCGTCTTTTTGATGATGAGCTTATCATCTTCAAACTTAATGGTTTCTTTGATTTTAGTTGAGGTGTTTGCCATCTTCCCAAGCCTCATTTACGTCTGGTGTGGATGGATCATCAGCTTTTAGCGTACCGTCAGCCTTACGCGCACGCTTGCGCTTCGCTGGTGCTTTCTTTGCCGCAGGTTTCCGTACAACTTTTTGTACCTTTTTAGGCTCCTCAAGCGGAAGCTCAGGCAGAGCCTCTAACGCCATCGGTTTTGTTACGCAAATCTTCTCATATTCTGCTTGTGGAATATCAATAATATCGCCGTTACGCACGCGCCCTACGCTTGTAGACATGCTGCGATACTTAACTAAAACTCTCATACCTGCCTCCTGATAAAGAGAGAGGGCGTTGCCGCCCCCTCAATAACGTTATGACGTTATGATGTTGTGTTGTCGAACACGCCGCCGTTTGCAGCTTCGTTCTTACAGACCAATGTAAGTTCTGTAACAACTTGGCGAGTTGTGTTGTCGCCAGTTTTTGCAAGTGCAACGTTTTTGGTTGGACGCAATGTTGCGACTTCCCACATATCATCCTGCATGATGAATACGTCACGAGAACGGTTCTCACGGCTTGGCATGAACTCAATTGTTCCCCAAGGTGTAACGTATACTGCAAGTGATTTAATCACACGCTCGTCACCAGCTTGTACTGCTGAACGCTGGTTGTTGTTACCTGTGAAGCCTAGAGCAACGTTCATTTGGAACGCTGATAGATATACAGTGTCAGGGTTTCCACCGTTTTCCCAGATAGACTGCATAACACCATCAAAGCGTGCTTGTGAGAACGCGATCAATGTTGTTGTTTCGTCTGTACGAGCGTCAGTACCGTCACCAGTAGCGTCTGCACCTTCGTTAGCACCAAAGTCTGTGTTTGATGTCAACCATGCAGGCGCACCAGCAAGCTCACGCGCAGTTGTGGAGTTACCCGCTGCACGAGCATTGTTGTCGAAAAGTGCTTTTTCGATGTCCAATTTTTGCTCTTTGGCAATTTTTAGCGTTTGGTACGCGATTTCACGCGCACGGCCTGCTTTGTCCAAACCTTCGTCAGTGTCTGGAACGACAACTGCGTTTTTGAAGATTTGTGTGTAGTTGCCCAAGCGAGTTGTCGCTGAACGTGCTTCCGCAGTTGTTGCGTCACCTTCAATGTGAGCATTTGCTGCGCTCGCGCGTAGGCTGTCTGTTTGCCATTCATGCAATGTATTGCGCGCACGGGTCTTTGCAGACTTCGTGTGGAATGGTGTTTCTTCTGGTGAGATGTTGGTGATTACATCACTCAAGTCCTCACGAATGCCGACTGCATCATAGCTGTCGAATGTGTTGCTTGGCTGTGCCATAGTTCACTTTCCTTTACTAAAGTTTTGGGTTGATAAGCAAATCTGCCATGTCTGCGATATTCCCAGATTTCATGGCTTTTGCTTGCTGCTTTCTGCGAGTTGCAGCTTGACCGTCCTCAACACGTTTAGCACCAGCTTTGACCATAGGCTTAGCTTTCTTAGCTTTCTGGTCTACGTTTTTGCGATTGGCCTGCAGTCTGCGATAGCGAACCGCATCATACAGGATTTCAATCTCTACAGCATCAGTAAGAGACATGAGCGCTTCTTGCGGAACGCCGTAATATTCCTGACCGCCTTTCAGCATATCCTGAGCCGCTTTCTCATACTTCTGAGGGTCAGCGAAATCAGGTACACGTTGCTGCAAGAGTTGCATTTGCTCCTGACGGTGCTGCATTTTCTGCTGCTCCGACACTTGCGCCTGCTGTGCTTGCAGTTGCTGTACTTGTTGCATCTTGACGTTATACTCACCCATTGCCGTTTCGTAGGCTTCCTTCTCTTGCATGTACCCAATTGGGTCACTCTCAAGAAGTTCCTTTGAAGGCGGCGTAGGTGGAGCAAGTTCGCCATTCTGCGCTTGCTGGGTTAAAGTGTTCAGCACGTTTAACTGCTGAGCTAATTGCGCTTTTGCTGCCTCAATCTGTTTAGATTGCTCAGCGTTTTCACGCATTTTTTGCTGAATATAGCCCTGACCCGCAGCAGACTGCTTTAGTTGGGAAAGGGTCCAGCGCTCTGGCTTACCATCAATAGTGATGTCATACAGAGTTTCACTGTCATCCTCAACGGCTTCTACCTCGTCAGTATATTCAGTTGCATCATCTTCGTATTCGGCTTCACCATCATCGTCAGATGCTTCGATGACTTCCTCATCCGCAGCGTCATCTTCAAAATCGCTCTCAACGTCTTGAGTTGGCTCTTCTGTAGCTTCAACTGTTTCTTCAGAATTTTCCTGCGGTGCCAAAAGGCTATCCACTGCACTCTCAATAGTAGTCGCTTCCACGGTGCTACTCCTTATTTGCGATCTAACATGCGCTCTGCAGCAATAGCTGCGTCAAGCTGCATTTCGATCTGGTTTAAGGCACGCATAATCGCGTGCGCCTCTTCACGCTGCTCAATTTCCTGAGCAGTTGTGTTTGTGAATATGCTGATCTGCACATCACGAACATCTTGGACAAACTGCTGAAACGCAGTGTCATTCTTTAAACGTCTTGCATCATCTGCCTGTAAACGAATGCTATCCATCATCCTCTAGCCGCTTGTTGCGCTGCTCTAATCGCAGCTACGTCAACTTGAGTGCCATACTGACCCAAGACCTTGGCTGCATCTACTAGCAAGTCCTGATCCATTTGGTCACGCTTGCGATCATCTTCCATAGCTAGTTTTTGCTGTTCAAGCTGCAGTTTAGCCATATCTGTCTGCATATTGGCTTGCGCTTTCATCTGCTCTGCCTGCAAGTAGGCTTGGTTAGGATCAGTGCCTTGGGCTTGCTGAGCCTGCGCTTGTTGCTGCATTTGAAGTAGCTGCTGCTCGACCTCTGGCGTAATTGGAGCAAAATAACGGTCAGAGTTGCGAATGCCAGCAGCAGCTAACATATCAGACAACGTATTGCGTATGTTAGTCAAGCTCACCATGCCATTAAATGGCCCATACTGCGTATAAATTTGCTGCTGGATTTGGAACGCTTGCTGTAGCGCCATCATCTTCTCTTCTTCGCGGCCTGTGCCTAGGCCCACGTTGATGCCAATGTCCATGTCTGATTGCCAAACGCGGGGGTCAACCTGCACGAATTGCCCGCCCATCTTCACAAGCTGCTCTTCGTCTGTGTTTTTGATTGCTGCACGCAACATGATGCCGAATAGACGCTTCATACCGTCTGCAAGGTTACGCACCATTACCTCAATCTGACCAGCCTGTGATTGGATTGTAGCCTGCACTGCAGCCTTTGTGGTTGACTGCATCGCATCTGGGTCTAGTCCCATTGACGCGCGAGATACGCCAGTTTTATTCTCTACAACCTGATCCATGTAGGTTAGCGCACCTAGCGTCTGGCCTGCAGTAAATGGAACTGTAAGCTCCTGCACGGAGCCTGCCTGACGCATACGCACGATTGCGCCGATCTCGTTGTTCAGCACATCGTCTATATTAACCGCACCATCAACAATACCAATGCGAGGGTTGTTCGTCATAGCTACGTTGTCTAGCACACCACGCAGAATTGCTGTTGCTGCGTCTTGATCATCAATGATGATTTCCGCGAGAGAACGACCGTAGAATGTGTGTGGCTCTGGATCAACCTCAAACACTGCAAATGGCACCTCATCCCAAGGCTCCATGTCTAGCAGTTGGTAGCTTGTTCCACCGCAGATAAAGCGATGCAGAACTGGTACACCTGTGCCATCCACATCAATCTTCATGTAGGCTTCTGTGACTGCCACAGAGCGCATTGCAGGATCACCCTCTTGATCCTCGTAGTCATCTTGCGAGTAGCCCTGACGCTCTATAGTTTCAGCCTCAGAGATGTCTGATGCGCCGTATAAGCCATCTAGCTTATATACGTCCTCAAAGTCATACCCCATCTCTACAAGCTCACCCACGCGCATCTCTGTGCGGTGCGCTACGATATACGCATCATCTATGTTGCGTGCTTGTGAGTTAATAAAGAACTCTTCAGGCGGCACGCTTTCTAGGCGCAGCTGACCGTTAGGTATTTGTCTGCTAATCTTCAGCGAATGAACTGGCGAGGCTACTTCCATGCCAAACTCATCCATGCTCATAGACATCTCCACGCCATGCTCTAGGATTTCCACATCATCGTCTGAGGCCAGCAAGGTGTATTCTTCGTCTGTCAGGTTGTCATACGTGAATATCTCAGCTTTGTAGCTGTTTTCGTAGTATGCTTTGACGATACCTGTTTTCTTAATCAGCGCATCATGGATCGCATCGTTTAGCACGCGATACCCGTCATTCTTGGTGAATGCATAGTGAATGTACTGCGTAGCTTGCTCTGCTGCAGCAACGTCCTCTGGGCCTTTTGGCAGGAACTCAACAGGCTTAGACGTAGACATGAACACGCGCATAATGCTTGGCTTAACTGAGCGAATAGTGTCGCGCACCTTAGTCGCTACAACTCTGCTGCGCCCATCTTCGTAGCCTATGTCAACTTGACCGTCAAAGTAGCGCTGAGCCTTGATGCGCTCATCTGTGATTTCGCTCTCAACAAAGTCTACAGCCTGCGCCATAGCGTCTTGAACGATACCTTCAATCTCGCGTCTGTCTTTTGCTTGTGGCTGCATGTGTTACTCCGATCCGAACATACGCTGTGCGTTTTCTATTGTTGGCCCTGCTAGTAATCCGCCAGCGGCAGGCGCTAAAGTGGTCCCTGCAGCGCGTGGGGCTTGCAATAAACCTGACGCTAAGCCACGACCAAGGGCGGTGTTGTAAATTGAACCAGCGCCTAAAGTTGCCCCTAGCCCGTAAGTAGCTGCCTGCAGTGGCCTTCTCGCCGCCTGACCTGCAAACAAAGCCAACGCCGCCCTATCAACAGTCCCAGAGTTTGGCACATTTGATGCAAGAGCCTCTGCGCCCTGCTGTCCATATCTCTGCTGCGGAGCCTCGCCTCTTGCCGTTACTCGCTTGCCTGCAGACGTATCAGCCTTTTCAGACCCCTTCAAAAGCTGGCTTGGTGTAAATACGCCCTCTTGTCTGTTGGCCTTTACTACTGCGCTTCTTACTGGCAAAAATTGTCTAAAAGCAGCTTGTGTTTTTGTGTATTCAGACATTACCTTACGGTCTTTAGACTTCATACTGTCGCGCAATAGTTTTTGAACATCAAACAGCGCTTTTCCCATTTGGCGCTCTGTAGCTGTGCCGCCTCGCAAAAAGCTCATGGCCTGCTCACCTAATTCACTATCCATGTTTTTGAGTGTTTGGCCTGTCACCAAGTTACCTTGCCCGACCTTGCTTGGATCAAATATGACCTGCAGTTGCTTGTTAAATTGATCTAATCCACTAGACCCAAGCCCACGGTTTTCGCGTAATATCTTGACCAAACTCGTCTGGAATTTGTTGTCTAAATTTACCGAAAGTTTTGGTATTACGCTGTTGTACGCTGCAGATATAGCATCGTCCACGACTTGAAATGCCTCATTCCCAGCCATGCCCTTTGGAATTTTCTTGCCCTTTCCAAGCATTCTCATAACGTTGTTCATTGCGCCAGTATTGAAGTCTCGTAGCGCCCTAGCTTCAGCATTACTTATAACTTCACCCGCGAAAGGCATCGACTTTAGCTTTTCCTCAATAGCCCTTGCCGCGCCGCCTACACGCTGGGCTGGTGTCAACCTGACACCTTCCTTCATCATCGCTTTTGCTGCCTCAGTGACTTTTGGGAATAGCACATCAGAGGCCTTACCAACACCTGCACCAACAGCGCCCCCTACTACGGCAGACTTTGCACGCTCTGCAGCGCCACCTTCACCCGCGCCAAAGCCATACAGAGCACCCTCAAGCCCAGCTACTTTAGCAGCACCCGTTACGCCAGCACGCGCAAGTCCAGCGCCCCCTAAAAGCGCGGTTGGCACGGAGCCTATTAGTTCCGCACCCAAAGCTGTGTTCGGATTTTGCTCTGCAAACTGCGCCATAGCAGAACGTATTTCCGCAAGTTTATCCTCATAAGTGCCATCGCCCTTCTTGAGGAACGCTTCAATCTCATCGCCAAATCCAAAAGAAAGACCCTGACCCACTGCTCTCGCAAGGCCAGTACCGTATCCGCTCTCTGCCTGTTCTTCTTGGGTAACTTTGCCACCAGACTGTCTACGCTGCTGCTCCCTGCGTAGGGCTTCTGCAAGCATCGCTTTTTGTAGTTCGTCACTCATAATCGCACATCACTTTATTATTGCAGTTGCATCAGTCTTTTAAAGTCAGCCTCAGAAAGGCTCTGAAGGTATTGAGATAAAGCTGCCCCAGTTTTACCTTGCGCTCCAGCTAGAAGCTGATCGTCTGTCATTGTGGCTTTCCCATCAGAGACTGAGCCTCTCAGGTTGAAAACATCCTCATCAAATTCGTATTCGTCAACTTTATCAAACCCCATTCCGCCGTATAGCGCATCAATAGCAGCATCGTGACGCTTGCGCTTACTATCAAAAGACTTCAGCTTGCCCCTAAATAACGTTTCAATCTGCTGAGCTACGATCTCTTTATTCTGCAGCGCGTTAACATCGCCACCAAGGTTTGCAATAATTCTCAGAGCATCCTGCTCCGTCATCACACCACCACCGACTGTCTCGATACGGAAACGCCCAATCAAGCCCTGAAGCTGACCCTGAGCAACAGCAGCGTTCAATTCTTCCTTACTTAGAGTAGTCCATTCAGGCCCAGCAATCCCAGATAAAAGTGTCTTTAGGGATGCTGTCATCTGATCGCCTAGGCGTTGAAAACCCTCATTTGTATTGCCAATAGACTTCATATAGCTCTGCAACCTATCCATGCTGGTGCGATCTTCGCTAAGTCCTTCAGATAGCTTAACAAAGTCTCCATAGTTGGGAATGGCTTTTGCGAATGTTGCGTCCGTAACAGGCTGCGCTTTACTTATATCAATAGGAACGCGCTGACCATTTACTGTCTCAAAGTATTCTCCTGAGTTTGGGTCAAACGTAACTTCACCAATAATCCTGTTGTCGTACCTGTACGTACCCTTGTTTTGGAGAGGCTTGCGGTTTTTCGCATCCATGTATTCCTTAAAAGAGATGGGGCTTTCCATGCCCTTAACATACTCACTGTAGTTCTTGTAATCCGTGGTGTCTGTAACGCCATTACCCTTAAGGCTTTGCGTTAGGTATTCTGACACACCTGCACCCACTGGAAGTACCCCCGTGGATACAGCACCATATATCTGGCCCGCCATCGCATCACCCGCGTCTGCGCGCTGCTTTAGATACTCAAGGCTCTTGTTGCGCTGACGCTGCTCTTTAGTCTCAGCCCTACGCTCTTTCATACCCGCCGCACGCTGCTGAATAAGAGGCGCGAACCGGCGTGGATCAGAGCCTGCCATAATGCCCATCGCTAGGCGATCTCTAAGGTCATCACTCAAGCCAAGTGCGCCACCTATGCCCTGCCCACCAAGCGGGCCACCTAGCAAGCCTTGAGGTTGTTGAGGTTCTTGAGCCATTGCTGCACCACCTTTTCCATAACCTTCCCAAGCGCCTGTGCCTTGGGTTTTTAGAATATATTGACCAATCTTATCCTGCGTTGCCTTGTCAAACTTTTGACTTGGATCAAGGCCAAGCGCTTCGACTGCCCCGCGCAGGGTGGAGCCAACAACTTGATATGCGCCAACTGGCGTAGCTACGCGCCCGACTTGGCCTTTGACGTATTGCCCATATGCCCCAGTTGGGCTTGTAAACTTGATAACGTCAGCAATAGGCATCTCAGACACCTTAATGCCCTCGAACTTACCGTCTGGCCTATTCTGATAGCCAAACAAAGCATCATAATCGCCACCGCTTTCACCTGCGAATATGTTTTGCTGATGCTGCTGCCAAGTAAGAGCCATCCTACAATAACGCTCCTAGTAGACCAAGTGGGTTGAATGGTGTTCTTGATGTTGAAGTGGTGCTGTATGGCACCCCACTCAAGATGGACGAAAGCGCACCAAGGCCAGACATAGGCGCACCAGTAGCGCCACCGTATTGGCCCATAGCGCGATCAAGCAGCGATTGCTGAAGGCTGCGTTGGAACTGACCTTGACCACCAATAGCTCCCTGAATGTCTTGCCCCATGCCAAACATCTGTTGACCAAGATTTGCCAAGCCACCCGCTGCGCCTTGCTGTATGCCTGCGCCTTGGAACTGTCCGCCATACGTTGTTGCTCTTGCAGCTTGCTCACGCGCAGCCTGTTGCTGAGCCGCTGTGTTAAGTGCGCCCATGCTGGCTAATCCCGCGGATTGCGTTAATCCTGCTTGCTGCGCACGCTGCGCATTTAGTGCCTGCATATTCGCTAGACCTGCTGCCTGCTCAAGACCAGCTTGCTGAGTTGCAAACTGATTTGCTGCCTGCATATTTCCAGCACGCGCTGCTTGGTCACGGGCCGCAGCCATTTCACGCGCCTGCTGCCCAAGCTGAGACGCTTGGAACTGCTGCTGAGAGGCGAGAGTGCGTGCAGCTTGTGTTTGGCCAATATCATACTGCGCCGCCTGTTGAGCCTGATCAAACGCACGCTGCCTTTGTTGCGCGGCAAAGTCCATACCCATACGACCATACTCGCCTGCAAGAGTACCCTCCGCAACGCCATGACGGGAGCCGCCAAACGCTTTTGCTGCTGAAGCGCTTGCTCCAAGGTCTTGAGATGCAAGTTGTCTTTGACGCTCTATATCTGCCTGACCACGCTCAATAACTTGCTGAGTGTAGGGCGACATATACTCGCCTATGTCAGTTGTTCTGAGTTGATCTACAGCAATTTGGCTTGGCGCTTGCGCACCTTGAACCGCTCCAACGCCTTGCATTGTTGCCGCTTGACCAAGCTGTGGTGCCTGCATTTGTGCAGATGGCGCTACAGTTGCACCGCCATATATCGCTGTCGGCCCAGCAGTTGCGGCCTGCATTGCTGTTGGCTGAAACTGAGAAAGACCCGTTAAAGCCTGCTGTGCTTGACCCATTGCCCCAGCAGATTGCTGGAAAATGTTGGGTTGCTGACTTTGAGTGTACGCTGCCTGCTTTGCAGGGTCTGGCCCCGCGCCCATACCGCCAAAGCCAGTTCCCATTGTTGGGTTGTAGCCTTGCTGTTGAGGCTGCATTGTTGGTTGTGTTGCTGAGCCGCCCATTAGATAATCCCCAAAATATCAAAGGCTTTATTTTTAGCCTCTGTTAGTCCACTAAATAATCCGCCTGTACTTTCACCTCGCAAAACTGGGCGAGGGCTTGATGCGCGTGGGTCTGAGCCTTGACCCCCGCCAATAAAGGACATATTTGCGGCATGAATATCATCAGCAAAGACAGGGCCATCATCACCGCCACCAGATGAAACAGGTGCAACACCGCCCGTGCCGCCACCAATGTTAAATGTAAGCGGCACATATCCAGTTGCTGCGCCAGTAATTGGATCAAAGCCTGTCTGACCCGCAAAGAAATCATATTGCTCAGGGCGCTGCTCACGCAAACGCTCCATTGCACTCTGATAAATTGGGTAAGAGCTATACCCTGTCATGCCGCCCTGCGTGACCGTTGGCATGCCCATGTCTAAGCTAGATGGCGCAGACATTCCAAAAGCAGAAGCCATCTGACCTACGTTTTGCGCCATTGCCTGCTCGTATGGGTTTATCGCAGCAATTTCTGGCCCCATGTACGGCATGTACCCCATTTGCTGGATATTTTGCGCTTGCTGTATAGCAATTTTGCCAGCTTCCTCTAGGTATTCTGGGATTTTGTTTTCCTGAGTGGTCTTACTGCTACCCATCCTAAAACTCCAAATGCATTGTTATGGAGTGAGGCTTCCAGCCCAACTTCTCCAAAGGTTTCTGCCATCCAAAACGACCGTCAAACGATGCAAAGGAACAGCCTTGCAATTTTGCCCATTCTTTCACATTTTCAGTCATTTGTAAAATTTCATCCAATTCACCGCCCGCAAGAAACACATGCAGGGCATTTGTATCGTGATATACCACGATTTCAGTAATAATGCATCCTCGCTCTGCAGGCCAAAGCTGCATTTTGCCAGAGCGTATGCCTGCACACACTTCATCCCAAGTATTTAAGTTGCCTGAGCGCTCTAGCGCAGCCTCAATCCAAGGCTTACATTTAAATAATACGTCTATAGGTGTATATGCGTTCATCCGTGCATCCTTGTAATATGCAGAGTTGTTGCTGGTGCTGCTGGACTAAACGCAGTTGCAGCAGAGGCATCTAGCTTTCCTGATGTACTATCTACCGCCCACATAACTTGCAAATAATCGCCAGCGCTTACATCAAACTTTGCAGAACGTGAAACAACCACTGTCGCATCGTTTTGGTGCAATGAATAAATAATTGTGTTGTTAGTTGCATCCGTTCCATTCAAGCGAGGCCAAAAATAAAACTTCACCGTGCTTGATGACGATGACGCAATTTGCGCTGAAAACATCACAAGATATTCACCTGCCTCATCAAATACAATCTTGCTGTTATCTGTCGCATCCCGATCAATACCAACATTACCCGTAGGTGCATCGTACGTTATTGCGTACGCCGTATCTGCTGATGCAGCAGTAACATCCGTTGTGCGATAAAAAGAAGCGTGACCATCCTCAAGAATAATCTGCACAAATGCACCATCCTTAGAAACAACGGGATAGCCATTGCTTTGATCCCAAAGCAGAATGCCGTTTTCTGATGCACTGTCATTTGTCGCTTTAAATCTCAACGATGACCAAGACCGTTGTAACGCAAGTATTAACTGCTTTGCCCAAAGCGAAATATTTGGCCCAACAGGTGGAAAGCTGGGTGTTGTCATCGCCCACCCCTAGCTTTGGTTTCTAGCCTTGGTATGCCAAAGCGCCAATCATTTAGATCGCTGCCAATGACGCGCATTCTAACCTGCCTACCCACAAACCGCATAGAGGTAGGGTTGCTCATTGTGAACGGCCCGTAAGTGCGCTCTGTGTCGTTGGGGTAAAACCTCGTTTTAAAAGACGTTGTAACTTGACCCTGCGTTTTTTCGTCAGGTATCATTTGCGTTACGCTCATAACCTGATCGCCAGCGCCAATAGAGATAGGGCCACTCTCTGCAAAAATAGATGCGCCATCATGGTTTTGCGCTACTTCCTGATTATAGGCCTTGCCTGCTGGCGAGAACCAGATTGGATTTTCAAATACGCCATTATCTACGCCAGATGTGCGATCTAAGTCTCCAATCATCCAGTGACCTTCGCGATAATTGTATGACACGTACTTATCGCATTCTGTGCTTGATGAACTAGGGTAGAACCACCAAATCTCTGAGTGCCGTCCATTAGTGACAGCGTGTACTTTTGATTTTTGGTCTGAGTTAATGTCATTAAACACATAATCAGCAACATCACACGGTAGTGCCTCTACTGTGTTGCCGCGATACATAAAGAAGCTTTCACGCCCCATCCAGAATGCACCAATATCTGCTGCCGCTGCTGCATGTCTTGAAATAGCACCGCAAGACGAACCCACACGCTCAAACCCATAGACAAACGGTGGGCCTTGGTATGACGCAGTATGCGCATCAATATCTGTGAGGATTAACGCTTGGCTGCGAACCCGAATGCCCTGCATAATTCTTCCGCTGGTTTGCAACTCAAGATCACCAGCCTCATTGGTTGCTGCCGCTGTCCATGTGGTATTGTCCTCACGGTCACACCACTGCACCTTGCGAGGATTGCCGCCTGCGCCTAGCGCAAAGATAAATCTTTCCTCTGTGACCAAAATGCCAAGATTATCTGTTGGCGCATTAGAAACAATTACAGCAGGGTTGGAAGTGTTTAGCGTCCACTCATAGATGTAACCATCTGTATTTGCGCAAGCTACTAGGTATTCCCCCCAGTTATCCACAGACCAGCTTGTGCAATCCTCAAGTGTGCCGCCCTCTGGCCTTTGCACCCCATAGTATGCAGTGCCATAAGTGCCACCGCTATAACCTCTGTTAGACGTAGCATCTACATTTCCAGCAGTATAGCCAGTTGGCGTGATCGCAACAGGTGTGCCGCTTGCAGGCGCAATGAACAAACCATTAGCTGTTCCCGCCGCAATAAATCTATCACCGCTCAGATCGCGCCAAGCATGAGTTCCCCTGATTGGATCGCTTGTAATTGTGGATCGCAGTGTCCACCCGCCCACTGGCTGCATCACATTATTTGACCAACGAACAAGGCTTGCATCACGCCAGCGCCCTGCCGATTGCATATCAGTGCCGTTTCTGAATACGCCTGACGGTATTTGTAGCGGTGTTAATGGCATTATGTCACCTCTATTATGTCGCCGTACTGAGTTCCGCTTGAAATGCTATCAGTAAATAATGCATCGCCAAAGCCATCGCTGGTAAACTTGTATATCGCAAAATTTGATTGCTGTGCTGACATAATTACATTACCAGTTGCATTAAACTTTGTGTTGCTTGGCGTACCCCCATTAATACCTGCTGGTATTGAGAATTGTGAGCCAAATGAACTTCCAGAAGATATAGGATATACAGGTACAAAGGTGCGAGGCAAAGTTCCATCACCACACTGAAACACAACCGCATTATTGCGCCCACTGATGTCTACACCAAGAGGCGACAAGTCGCTTAATGCAATGGTGTCTGATGCTGTCATATTGGAACCGCTAAACGGAAAAATAGCTGCGCCGCCGCCGCTTAGGTTTCCATGTGTGACGAAAATAGTATCGTCTGCTGACAGGTCTGCCTGTATAGAGCCATATGACACTGTTCCATGTGAATAGCTATCACCCACCCCAAGCGAAACGCTCCACTCTTGAAGATCAATCGGGCCATTTGCCCCAGAGTTTCTGTGCCTTATGATATAGTTACCAGACTTGGAAAACTTCAAAACTGGCGTTGTTATTGAGTTAATGACAGAGCCTATGCCAGTGGAGCTAGAAAAGTTCCTCAACTCTGTGTCGCCTGTAGAGTTTACTTCTACTGCAATGGCATCTCCCGCTGGGCTTATGTCTATTATTCTTCTGCCACTTAATGCGGAACCTATTTGGCTTCCAAAACCAGTATCTTTGTCCCAGCCGTAAATTACAGTTTGAGTGTTTGTCGTATCGTAATAAGCAATGCAGTCACCAACAGGTGAGAATTTTACATCCGCTGCTGTAACTGCCAACGTGTCTTGCGTGACAACGCCACTGCGCTTCCATTCATACGAACGAATACCAGTACCTGAGAAGTACCTAAGAATAAATGTTCTTGAGGCGCTTGTCTGACTAGAGCCAGCTATAAGAAGCTCTCTTACGCTCATAACATATCTTGCCCTGCTGTGAAGCCATACCAATTTGTGCCGCCATCGTGGGTAAATAGCACAAATATATCCACTGAGCCGCTTCCGCTGGTCAAAACGGGATCAAGCCCATCTTGCCATTTTACCGCAGAAGGCCATGTGATTGCGTAGTCAGACGACCCCTGCACAACTTTTAGAAGGCAAGAATACGATGCACCTGAAGGCACATTGCTGAAGGATACGGTGGTTGCGCCTGTTAGCGTAATTGAGAAAGAGTTTGCAGTCTCACAATCCAGCGATGGCGTTGTGCCGCTCAAAGTGCTGTGAGTTTCTAAATATGACGCAGCCTTCAAGTCACCAGTTAGGCTAACCGCATTTGCAGCAGATGTTGTGACAGCCTTACTTGCTTCGCCTGTGCCTAAAGTTGTTATGTCAAGATAGTTAAGCTCTGTTGCAGTAGCCGTTACGCCGTCAAGAATGTTTAGCTCTGCCGCTGTTGATGTAACAAGAGTGCCGCCTACCTTCCACAATCCTACATCCAAATCTGGTTTGATTGCAGTTGTTCCGTCTAGCAGATCATCTAAGCTATCAAAGTTAGTATTGATCTTTGTACCCCAAGTATCTTCTGAAGCACCGACCTCTGGCTTTGTTAAGCTGTACGTTGTGGTATTGGTATCTGCCATCTAAATCTCCTATACGCTATTGGCAATATATAACATTCCTTGCCTTACGTCTATGTTAGCGGGCTTTTGTCAACCCAAGTGTCGGTGTCCTCAGAAACGTCAGTCCAAATGTCGCCATCCTCAGATACAGTCGTCCACGTTCCGCTTGCTTCTACCACATTTGTCCAAGTGTCGCCATCTTCAGTTTGATCTGTCCAAGCGTCTTGATCTTCTGCTTGGTCAAGCCACTTAATCGTAAGCGCGCCCAACGCCGCAGACACAGCCTCTGATACTGCGCTGCTTGCGTAGGTCACATTCCCATTGATAACGAATATGCCGTTAGCATCGCTAAGGACGCCGATGTTTGTGCGAATTGCACCGCCTGCCGCGTCAACCTCTACCTCCGCAATCGCAAGCATACTGGACGGCTTAACGCGCGTAACGCCGATAAGAGTTGTCGCTGACCCCGCAGAAAGTACGCCACTGTTTGTCGTCTTATTGCCAGCAATGCGGACGCTTGATCCGTCTCCGTAGTCCGCGTATCCGTTCACCCAGTAATCATCTATGACGTACAGAGACTGAGAGGCTGCGCCAGATGTGCGTACGCGCACGACACCCATAAGCGTAGTGCTTGCGCCATCCGCGCGTATCGAGCCTTGCCGCACGCGCGTAACGCCTGTCACAGTTGCCGTTACTGGCTCCTGCACAAGTGCGCCTGCAACGACGCGGTTTCCGCCGAATAGTGATGTGGAGGTGCTGTCTGCGCGTAAGCCTGTTTCTTTTACGCGAGATGACGCAATGAGCGTTGTACTTGTGCCGTCAGATTGCGCCGCGGCAAACTTGGCATCGCCTACCGCATACCCCTCCAGCCAGTAGGCTTCGCCACCTGCTGCGCTTGGCTCTGGCTGGACGTAGTATGCGGTCATGCTTTAGCTTTCTTCTGGTAGCTCTTTCTTGAGCATATCCATGAATGCGTTGCGGCCTACGCGCAACTGATCCAAGTTGAACTCTGCGCTGCCGATTTTCTGATCTAAGCTGTTAATGTGGTTAATGCACATTTTTGCCTGATCCGACAGTTGATCTTCCGTATATTCTACATCGTCAATCGTGATGACCTTTTTTTCTTCAGTCACTTTGATTTCCTTTCTGTGTGTTATTCAGCCGCCCACGGTACTCCCGCTGCGCTGGTGGGGGTTTTGTCAGCTTCAATCTTAGCAGCAATCGCCGCCTCGACATCCGCTTGGTTTGCTTCGGCTTGCGCCCATGCAATGCAGTTGGCTTCCGTTACGCTATCGTAAGCAATGAAACCATCCGCATCCGCATCTGGTGTGTGGCTAGTTGTGCCATAGCTAGACGCAGAGTAATCACCGTCTACGCCATCGCAACGCCAGTGGATTACAGTAATGCCACCGTCTGCCAAGTTACGTTCTGTCATTGGTACTGACCATGTGTATGTGACTGCCATTGTATTACTCCTGTGCTGCTAAGTGTGCGGCATAAGCATCCTTAACCGCTTGTGTGTGAACTGCGTTACAGATGGCTTGCACCTCTGTGCTTTCGTTAGCCAAGTCTGTTGAGCTAATGTCTGGTGCGACGACATGGCGTGAGAATGATCGGCTGATCTCTACACTGTCACGCTTGATGACCGTGGCTGTACGCACCTGAACGTGCTTGAAGTCGCCTACGATCTCTATTTTGTCTTGTACTGTTTCTTCTGTTAGTGCCATCGTTTATCTCCTTTATGGCTTGGACTG